TCTTATTCTATCAACTTCATCAACCCATCTTTTGGTTATATAAGGTTGCAATGCTTTGAGTGTTGGAAAAATAAAGTAACCGGCATTGCCTCTGCCCTCGCGTGGTGATCTTGGTTGAAATTGTCTATAACCAACATAATCAGTTGATTTGCCTTTTCTCTTGCGTGGCCTGTCTTGATAAGCACCAAATTCAACACCAAGTGCAATTGCACCAACTGGTGTACCATTTGCAAGTTTTGGATTATCCCCACCAATGCTAATAACTGGGCCTCGTTTGAAACTGTTTGAAACTTTAATTGATCTTGCAAGTGCTTGACCTTGTTTAGTTGCTTGCAATGCTGAACCAATGGCAGATGCAGCATCATTAGCAATATCTCTGGATGTTTTCTTCATATCTTCTTTTGCAATATCATCCATGTTTTTGAAAGTGTTTAATATGGCTTTGATATCTTTGTCAGCAATCTTAATTTCAAAAGGTCTAGTTGCCATGATATTTACTCACCACATCTGCAATTGTTGATACCTGCTCTGCCGAAAGCGTTTTGAACTCTGACAATGGCTGGCGCGAAACAATTGCCAGTTCTATCAAAGTGCGTTCTATGCTTCCGGCTGTGTAAAATTTGTTGTTGCAAAATCCTTTGAATTGATGTGAACAACTTGTGATCGCCAATCTTCAAACTTGCCAACTGGTTTATCACTGAGTCGTTTTTGCATTTGATAAGCAAGCCAGAATTGTTGTTCCAGGCTTGGTGGTAATTCTCGTTTGAACAATTCCAAAAAAGTTGTGTTAGTTTCTTTTTCAGCCTGCGCAATTTCCCATGGAATAGTCCATTCTTCGTAGGACTTTCCATTAGCAAGTTTCCATTCTATTTGTATCTTAAACATTTAAGGTGACCCCTGTCGGTAGGTTAAGCGATTGAAACTGAGCGAATTGGCATTGATACGGAAACAGTTAATGCATCCGGTGCAGCGCCACCAAAATCTGGTCTCTTTGGTAAAACACTCAAAGTCATAGTTTTGCTATTGATTTGAATTGTAACAGTTTTTGTTGTGGTTGGTGCTGTGTCAGCATCGCCCCAAATGTCATCACAAACTGAGCCTGTTGCGCCCCAGTCTTGTAATAGTTCTACTGTTAGTGTTCCAACTTCTTTGTCCACTACATAATCAACTAATCCATTCAAGGTTTGAACAGTTCCGTTTGGATCATCTAATGTAACAGTTGCACTGGTAATTTGGTCATCATAGTTCACTGCTTTGTAGGTGCAGGCAACTTGTCTGCCTGTTAATACTGATGTGGCCATTTTTGTTTATCCTTTCTTATGGATTGTATATTGTAGTAATTGACACTTCAACCGAATAAACATCATTACTATTCGCTTGACGTATCCTTGGGCTGGAAACTGAAAGTATCTGCCAAGATTGTCCTATCAATGGTAAAACAGTTGCCACCATTGTTTCGAGTTGTACTAACGCACCAGGGTTTGTGTTTGGTGCTGCAACTAATTCTAGTGTATATCTAACGCGCCATGCTTTATTGTTTCCAAGTGTTACTGGCTCAAGCCATGGATCAGATGACAAAATCATAATGCTTGGTGTAGTTACAAATTCTGCACCAAAATCAACAACTGAATAAACACTGTTTGCTGTGATGTCTGTTTTAAGGTTTGCGCGTAATGTTGCTAATGTCATCCGATTAACGCCTCAACATCAATGTAAGCACCAAGCATTCCAACAATTCTGTTTTGTATTGTACGTCCTAAAATATAAGGTTGTGGAACAAAATCTAATCCTTGTTGTGTTGATCCAGCACTTGTGCGTGCTTTGAATACATCTAATGAGACTGTCAGTACTGCTGATTCAACTGGTGCAACATCTGCGTATTGTGAAAGGCCATTTACTGTTGCAAGGCCATTAGGAATGATATTTCTCCATTCGTGTTCAGTTGCACCTGCTGTTGTAATTTTGAAAGTAAATTCATCAACAATTTCGGATACTGTTTTTGATCCATTATGTCCAGTAACACCGGTGATTGTGACTACTTGTGTTGCGTAAAGTTTGTGGGGTTTTGTTGAATGCAAAACTGTTGAAGTTGCACTCTCTGTGTAATGTTTATCAATTGGTGCGTTCCATTGAACTAAAAGATTGCCGACAACTGATTCGGCTGTGTCAATGATTTCAGTTAAGACGGCATCAGAATATAAACTTGAACTCACATTGTTTAGTGCAGATCGTAGTTCTGCTGCTGTGATGATTTCTGCCATGTCTTACCTTTCGTGTGGTGTTACCTGGCAGGACAGGGGTCTAACCTGCCAGGCAACGCTTGAGTCGCTAATTAAGCAACAGTTAAACTACGGAATGCAGTTGGATACTTCGCACAAGTGGCGACGTAGCCGTATATTCCGATCTCGACTTCGCCTGTTGAAACAACATTTGTACGCAATTGATATGCACTTGATTTGTACATTGTTGCTGCATCAGATGGATAAACTACGCCACTGATACCAGTTCCGGTGTCAATGTTTGGATCAACAACTAATCCCAATCCTGCGATTGTTCCGTTTGTTGAACCAGCAGTTACAAGGCCTGCTGCATTTTGAGTTGGTCCTGCTGCTGCAAATAATGGTCTTTGTGAACCATCTACTGCTGCAAGCAATGCACCAAAGTTACCTGGATCTGCAAGGAATCTGTTAGGAGTCTTGCGAACAATTGCATATGAATCAGAAATACCATCAGCAATTGCTGCGTACAAAGTTGCACCTGTTGATGAACCTGTTGCGCCACATGCTACTGAGAATGCGTATGCATCTGCTTTTTGAGCCCATGATGCTGCAAGTTCGCGCAATAACACGTCTAAGAATGCAGGGTCTGATCTGTCAAGCAATTCAACAGACACTTTGTTTGCACCAGCGATTTTAACAACGCTGATTTCTTTTGAAGTGATTGTTGTGTCAGTTGAATCAAATTCAACTGCTTCTGCTGTTTGTGCAGTTGTTGCTTGTGTGCCAATTAGTGGACGATAGAATTTCATTCCACTTGCAGGCAATGTGCCTTGTTCGATTGAATCTGCGAATGGCATTGAGTTATCAATGATTCCGATTAGATCGCGTAGGTAGGTAGGAGGTACAACACCAATGTTTTCGGTTGTTGTTGCTGCATCAAGTGCTGCAACTAAGTCGCGTGCATCTTGATTTCCTTGCATTGCATTAAATTGTGCTTTTGCATATTCGCCAGCAGTAACATTTAAGTTCACGCGTGGTTTTGCATAAGCAACTGGTGCTGATATTGCTTTAGAGGCTTCAACTGCAACTTCTGGCGCAGTTTCGACCACTGGAGTTACTTCTTCAGGATTTCCCATTGAAGTGACCTCACTTTCGGTTTGGTTTGTTTGTTCATCACTTGCGCTATTTGCAGTGACTTCTGTTTCGTCTGCTTTTTGAGCAGCGACATCTGTAATTTGTGCATCAGCAAATGCAGGAGTATCTACAACAGACACTTCAAGAATTTTTGCTGCTGTCACATAAACTTCATCTTCTTTGTTTTCGTATTGATCAATTGATGCACCGATTGACAATCCGGATTTTAATCCATCTTGTGCAAGAGTTAAAATGTCATCTCCTGCTGATGTGCGTGCAATTTTGAATTTACCAATTATTCCAACTGGTGTAATTTCGTGACTAATCATTCTGCCACGAACTTTATTCATGTCATGATCTTCGAATAATTTAATATCATTACCTAATTGCAATGATCCTTGTTCAAATACGACAGTGCCCATGTTTGTGAAACCGGGTCTGCCAAAAGGAACTATAATTCCTGTGATTTCTCTTTTGGATGTATTTGCTGTTAATATATCGCTGTTGAATTTAATTTCCATTTTTACCTCACTAGATCTTCTTCTTCGCGTGCTTCTTCAACTGTTAATACACCTAACGGAATTAATTTTTGGTACACGTCAGCCCTTTCGAGAGGATTGCCTCTTAAAAAGTCATCAAGATCATATTCCACATATTGTGTTGAAACAGTTACGTCATCCATTGACAATCTTTGTTCGATAGCAGTTAGTAATGGACGTAATGAGAAATCAAGTAATGCTCTGCGTTCTGCTGTGACGTTTGAATAAGTCATTGTGTTTGTTGATGCATCAAGATAGTAGGCGGGAATGTTCATCAATCTACTAATTTCCTTGGCAAGATACTCTCTGGCTTCTGTCAATTGCAAATCTGCTGCATTAAATCCAACTGATTCCATGTCCACGTTATCTGACAGGAACGCAGTGCCTTTTGTTTGTCTTGCTTGTTTCCAAGCATTTAAGATTGCTGTTGCTTTATTTGAATCCATTGGAACATTTGCTTTAAGCACCACGCTCGGTGTTGGAGAATCTGCGTAATTAAAAACTGCGCGTTCAAGAGCAGCAGCAGTTCTTAATGTTCTGCCACCACGATTCAAAACACCATCTGGATCAATTCCAGTAAATTGAATTAATGAGCCAATGCCGTTATCTGGAAGTCTTTGTGCTTCAAGTTGATAGCCAATCACTATTTCACCAGTTGAATCAAGTACTTGTGAAACTCTTGGTGCATCAATCCATCTGATTTGTGATGGTCTGCCAGTTGCAGGATCAATTTCTTTAATTTGCCAATATGCAACACCATGAAACAAAAGATTTTCTGCTGTCATGCCATAAACAACTGCTGATGGCATATTTTTATCTGGTTGCGAAATTATTGTTGGTGTTGGTTCAACTCTTGTATCATCAAATTTTCTTTTAACATGTAATTCCAAAGATGCAGCAGTGCCGACAATAATGTTTCGGCCTCTTGCACATGCTGGAACACTTAAGGCTTCGCGTCTTGTAACAAATGTTGATGTGACACCATCAAAGCCAGGTGACCATACTGAAAGTGGTTTATCAGGAAATGTGTAAGGTGCAATTGCTGCCTTTAATTGAGGCTGAATGTATTTTGCAAAAATTCCCATAGTCTCGCAATTATCTCATAGAAGTTACTTATATCATACACTGTCCGACTGTTGGGCGTGTTAATTTATGACACTAATATATCAAATTGCCCTGAGTCTTGTCTTTCAGTTGCTTTATGTATTGAAAGCATCATTGCAATTGCTGCTGTGGCATTCTTTCGTCTTGACACATACCATGATCCGGCTTCAGTTGTTTTTTTAATGCACGCATTGACTGATGCTGTTAGTTCCGGTTGTCCACCATGAGTGATTCTGTTTCCTG